CCGCTGCGGCGTCAGCCGCGCAATGGTTGGTAAGAGGGTTCTTAGGAGGGTTAGTAGCTCTGTGTGACACCAATCCGGTGTCAGGCTGACACTTTTGTGGTGTCTGTGTGACACCAGCACTGGTGTCAGGCTGAGCCATCACGAAGGCGTAGGACAGCCCCTTCCGGTTGCGCTTGACCGAGATGACGAGCTTCGCCCGGAGGCTCCGCATCACCCGTTTGACGGTCGCCAAGGACAGCCCGGTCTTGGCCGCCACGTGCGACTGCGACGGGTAGATCCGGTCGCCGTAGTCAAGCAGCGCCAGCGCCACCAGCTTCTCCAGCGGGTCCAGAGAGTCGCCCCGGCGCCAGATGTCACTCGGATACAGCTTGGCCATCCCTGGCCTCCCTTCCGAGGTCGGCCAGGTAGGCCTCCAGCTGGGCGTCCATGTAGAGGTCGTGCAGCTCCTCGGCCGGCAGGAGCTTCGCCTGGGGGATGAACCACGCGATGGGGTCGCCCCGCTCGTACTGGTGAATCTCCTTGCTGTGACGAATGCTGCCGTGGCAGTAGCCGGCGATGCGGTAGCGCAGCCGGTCCAGCTGCACGACGAGCACGTGGTAGCGGTCCACGGCGTCCCGCTGCCGCATGATGAGGCAGCCGGCCGAGACCGCCGTGGTGCGGACGTCGAACGGCCCGACGTCCGGCTGCTTCCGCAGGGCTGGGTCGTAGGTCGGGACCGACGAGGAGCCCAGGAACCGCATCAGGGCCATCTCGCCGCACGTGCCGAGGATGTCGATCTCAAGCGGATGGCGGTACGTCCCGCCCCACGTGCTCTGCTCGGCGTTCATCGACGCCCACTCGTTTCGGCGAAGTGCGATCAAACGCGCCTTGTCGAAATCGTCTTGCGTGAGGGTGACGGTGCCCATTAGAACGGCACCTCCTCTGCGGCCGGGTCGACCCAGCCGTCGTGGACCTTCACGCCGTCGCCGTAGGGCTCAAGCTGGAGGACGATCATGTCGCCTGCGGCGAACGTCAGCGGCTCGAAGGAGGTGAACCACTCGGTCTTCTTCCCTGCCTCAATGCCAATGCGCCAGTAGGGCTTGCCGGACTTGCTGCCAACCTTCTCCTGGACGCCTGCACACTTGCCGCGAACCTCCTGAAACGCGGGGCCGCCCTGCTTGCCTCCTGCGGCCTTGGATGGCTTCGAGGGTGCTGGCAGCGCCTTCGCGGGCGCGGACGCCTCCTGAGGCATCGTGGCGCCTCCAGCAGGCATCTCCTCCGCGAACGAACCTTCGACGCCCAGCATCGCGAACGCCCAGCCCATCACGCCCTTCAGGGCGCGGCCGGTCGCCCGCGTCTGCGCCATTCCCATGCAGGCGAAGTGGTCGGCCTTCTTCCATCGGGCCTCGTCAAGGAAGACGGCCGACATGCCCTTCGCGACCATGTGGCCGCTGATGGCGTCGTAGACCCCGACCTCGGCCTTCCAATGCGCCGGCAGCGAACCGGACTCCTCCACGAAGTGGACGGCCAGCGTCCCCGTCGTGTAGCCCAGCGAGCTCGCGATGGCTTGGCAGCCCGAGACCTTCAGGTACTGCCGCCCCTGGATGTTCTCCACGTGGTTCTCCCTCACCTTGGGACCAACCACCCGCACAAGCTCAAAGTTCGCCGCCGCCCTTTCGGTCGGCGTCAGTCCCCCCGTTACGCTCGGTTGCAACACCAGATCGGTCGCCACGCGGTCTCCCCGCGGTGGCCCGTAAAACCTAGAAAAGTCCTAGGTTACTCGGCGTTATGTTAAGTCGGGTTACGTGGACCTTCCACGCCGCGACTCGCCGAGTGGCCACCGCTATGGCGCATCATATCGACCAATCGGCGAATTTCCTCCAGTTTCCGGCCGGTCCGAGATTCCTTCCTGGCGCGGGTTATGCGGTGGTGTGCTAACCACTTGGCGCGACCGACTTTATACGCCCAATCCCACCCCAATTTCGGGTCAAGTACCGCGTACCAAATGCCGTCCGGGTCGCTATCGCGACGGACGATCCACCACTCCTGGCGCTTCGCATCCATGCGGCGAACAGCCTCCCGGGTCCGCTGGTTCATTCCGACATGGTAGCCCTTCTGTAGACTTTCCCCTATGGGGAGTTATGCCGGTGGTCTTCTCTGCGCCGGGATCGTCATCCTGCCGATCCTCGTCGTCCTGGTGATCTGGCTGTTCTTCCGGTCGGCCGTCCGGTCCGGTGTCGAAGGCGCTGCGCCGAAGGCCGTGCCCGTGACCCCGCCGGCTGCCGCGGGCCTCACCGAGCAGGCGGTCCGGGAGATCGTGCGAGACGAGATCCGCCGAATCCAAGCCGCCCGAGCAGCCGCGAAGCCCAGCCCGGCGTTGCCCGGTTCAGCGCCTCCTGGCGCCGCTGGCAACCCCCGCAGGGCTTGACGCCCACGGCCTTGGTCGCGGCGGCCACGGCGTCACCGAGGCCGGGCGCGGCGGGCTGGGTCGGTTCGTCGTCTACCCGCCAGTTCACGATCTTCGGCGGGCGTGACAGCTGGACCTCGACGTGCCACACCTTGCCGTCGACCTTGAATCGGACGTCTGGGTTCATTGCAGGAATACCGTGATGGATGGTGGCATGAGGTCGCAGCAGTACTCCTCATGCAGTCGGTAGCACTTGCCGCCGCCGGCGCAGCTGGGCGTGTTGATGAACCAGATGTTCTCCCACGCGTCCACGCAGCCTGGACCGCCGTCCTCCAGGCAGTCGGGACACGCGACGGGATAGGTCGGCGGCTGCACATCTTGAAGAAGCTGGTAGCCGGTGGGCGGTGCCGTCGAAGTCGGACCATGCACGTATGTGCAGCCCGGCTGGCGCTGGTAAAGGCCGTCGCGGTTGCATACGCCCGAGTCGGCGACGCGAAGGTACGTGGCCGTCATGGTCCCCCAGCAGTACTGCCACCAGACGCAGGCGCTGGTGTCGCAGCGCTTGACGTACCACCGCCCGGTGACGGTCAGCGTGATCGCCTGGCAAGCCCAGGCGAACGTGACCTCCACCTGGGTCTTCGTGTTGCCGTTCACTTCGACGGTGATCTTCGGCTGCATTGGAGGCGCCGGGTCGTAGAGCCCGTCCAGGTCGCATCCGCCGCCGGCGAGCGGCAGCGCCCCGGCTGCGTACGTGACGTCCCACGCGATTGGGCCGACCTCCAGGTATTGCTGGCATGGCCCAGCGACGCCGTTCGTGATCTTCTGGTAGTCGACGCCGACCAGCGCCGTCCGGCTGTTGGCGATGCACGGGTTTCCCGGCGTTGCCAGGTCGTAGCGACAGGCAAGAGGCTGGATCTGGCCCGCCGCCGACCACTTGTACGTGCCGCAGCATTCATGCCCGGGCGGTGCGATGCACGTAGTCCGGTCGGCGAACGGCGGGTTCGGCACCGTGCCGCACGCCGTGCCGGCTGGGCAAGACGCCTGGCCTCCGAGCCCGGCGGCGCAGTTCGCGCAGGAAGTCCTGCCCGTCCCCTGGCAGCAGCAGAAGAACCTCACTTCGACTTCCGGCAGTACCAAAACCCGCCGACAACGCCGCTCACCAGCAGCAGGACGGCGATGGCGATGGACGACGCGAATTCACTTGCGGCGAGCATTGGCGGTCTTCTTTCCCTTGGTGGTGCGGACGGTCAGGCCGAACGAGCAGCCGGCGCCGAACGAGCCGAGCAGCAGCGCGGCCAGCCAGATCATGTATTGATAGGGTTCCATCACTTCGTTCTCTGGTGGATGATGAATGCGAGGGCGCCCACGACCGCGGCGCCGACGATGTACGACCCGTATCGCAACGCCTCCACGAACGGATTCTCGTCATCCGAAACGTGGCCGAGGTGGTTGTGCACGGTGGCCGCGTGAACGTCGATCCGGTCCAGGGCGGCGCGGGCTTCGCTGAGGTGCTCCTTGGCGACGGCTACGTCGGTGCGAACGTCCGATGCGGCCTCACCGATGGCGGCGGTGTGCGAGACGCAGCCGGCCAGCGTCAGCGCGATGATGGCGACGGCGGCCTTCATGCCGCGTCCACCACCACCCACTCGCCGGCGGCCTCGTCCCACTCGTACAGGTCGCCGTCCTGCGGCATCGGGACGGGTGCCTTCCACTGGCACGTGGCATCGTCCAGCACCCACGACGGGTACGGCTTGGGCGGGATGAATGCGTCTAGGTCGGCGTTGTAGGTGTAGGAAATGCCCGCGAAATTCTTCCGGAAGTTCCCGTTGTACGAGGTCTGCTTCCAGTGGCCACCGTAGGTGTCGGTGCACCACTGCTCCACGTTCGGTTCAAGGTCGTTCGACACGACGATGACGCGGATGACTCGGTCCCAGTGATCTAGTTCTGCGCAGTGTGCCATGTGGTTACGCCGTGTAAGAGCCGGATGCGTTGAAGGTGAGGATGGTGTCCGAGCCGCTGGTCGTAACGGTCGGGCTGCCGGTGGTCGTGCCGCTGTAGTTCGCGGTCGCCATGCGGAGGATCACCACGCCGGAGCCGCCGGAGGCTCCGTTGTTGTCCGCACCACCCGCACCGCCACCCGTGTTCGCGCTGCCGTTTGTGGCCGCAGGGCTGCTGGCCCACCTGCCTCCGTTGCCGCCTCCACCCGTGCCGCCTGTACCAATGGTGCCGTTGTATGCCCCGCCACCGCCGCCGCCGGCACGAACCACGGCGCTGCCACTAATGCTGCTGGATGTGCCAGCACCGCCATCCCCGCCGACGCCGCTTCCGGCATTGGCACCGCTACCGCCAGACCCGCCGCCGCCGCCGCTGGTAATGGTGTTGGCGCTTAATCGCTCATACCCAGATCCTCCGGCATTTCCTTCGCCAGACGTTCCAGATCCGCCCGCCGGAAACACTCCCGACAAATTAGTAGAAGCACCACCACCTCCAGATCCGCCACCTTGCCCAGCACCACCAAGAGCGGTGCCGCCTCGTCCTCCACCCACACTCGTTATAGTGCTGAAGACGCTGTTGCTTCCATTTGCATTAGTGGCACCTCCGCCACCGACAGTCACGCTGTAGGTAGTGCCGATCGTCAGGCTAAACCCAGTAGCAGTTCGATAGCCTCCAGCACCGCCTCCGCCGCCTCCGTAATCGGCATCCCCACCTCCACCTCCTCCCCCGCCTGCGATGACGAGGTACTCGACGTTGTAGGTGCTCGCCTGCGATGTCGCGTTCGCCGTCGCGCTGGCAAGGCTTCCGGAATCGCAGTTGTAGGCGTACACGCGGTAGTAACGGGTCAACCCCGACGCCACCGTATCCGTGTAGCTGTTGGTCCCGAGGCTGGTCGCGATCACGCTCCACGACCCGAGGCCGTCGTTCGACCGTTCGACCTCGTAGTACGTCGCTTGGTTGGGCGCGGCCGTGCTGTCGGCCGTCCACGACAGCGCGATCGTGCCGACGCCGCCGGTGGCGGTCAGGCCGCCGGGCTGGTTGGGGGCGCCGGTGGCGAGGCAGGCTGATGTCGGCGTCCACGGCCAGAGCGAGTAGATCGAACGGGTCATGGCGTGAGCTCCGGCACGGTCAGGATGTTCCAGGTCAGGATGCAGAGCCGGGTCGTCCCGACCTCGGCCCACAGCTGCGCGACGCCCAGGGCGGGTGCCGGGAAGGTGTCCGTCTGCGTGTCGTTGAAGGACACCGACAGGACGCCGCCCGGGAGATTCACTTTCGTGATGGCGCCCGCGACCTTCACCCCGTTCACCTCCGCGTAGACCTCGAAGCTGTAGGTCGTGATGTCGACCGCCGCGCCGGCGGCGTCTCGGACGGTGACGACGTCGGACCAATCGGACGCCTGCACCACGATCTGGCGCGGGCCGATGGCCATGTATGCGGTGTTCGCGATCATGACTCGCCGCCTCCTTCGCCTTCGGTGAAGAAACTTGACGCGCAGCGGACCGGGTTCGGGGTGTCGAACCAGAACAGCGTCCCGCCGGTGGTGTCGTAGGTCGCGTGCATCCAGACGTACCCTTCGAGGTTGGTCGTCGTCCAGGCCGTCCCGTTCCAGACGCTGCCGACCGGGCCGACCGTGGCGCCCGTCGGGATCGGCGTCCCGTCGATGGCGCCGGCCGTGTTCCGCAGCTCGCGGATGTTGATCGCCTGGGTTCCCTCGCCGAACGTGTTCGAGTTCGTGAGCGGCGCGGCGGCCGAGGTGATGTCGAAGTCCTCGAACGCGTAGCGCCAGCGGTTGGGGGCGAGCAGCGTGGCCGTGGTGCACTTGGCCAGCCAGGTCTCGGTGACGGCACCGGACACGACCTGGCGCTGGGCCCACTCCATGCCTTCCGCGTAGTCGCTGGCGGCGCGGGCGGCGTTGCCCCATGCGTTCACGACGAAGGCGTTCGCCTTTCCAAACAGGCCACGCTCGAAGATGGGGTCCTGGTACGTCATGGCGTGTGCATCACCGGGGCCGGGTTGGCCATGCGCCACCACAGGTTGTCGTTCGCGCCGCCGGCGCCCCATTGCCGCCACTTGAACAGGTTCGAGAAGTCGGTCAGCGACTGGTACGGCTGGTACCAGGCGACGTTTGCGGCAGACTGCACGGGGATCACGGGGCCCGCACCCCAGCTCAAGCCGGCTGCGAGCAGGGGCTTCCCGGTGCCTCCTGCGGCCGGCGCGGGGCGCTGTTCGAGGAACTGGTAGTCGTCGGCGAGGAACTTGTGCGAGACCACCGAGGTCTCGTCCGGGCTTGGGCTCATGGTCCAGCCGAGGTAGGTCACGTACCCGATGGGCCAGCCGAGGAAAGCGATGCTGTTACGGGTGCCGCAATAGATCGACGTCCACTCGTTCGGCGGGTCCGGGTGAATCGTGGCGCCGGGCACGGCGTCGGTCGACTTGTTGAAGCTGCGGTCCCACGTGATGTCGACCTGGATCGATTGCTGGGCGATTCGCCAGGTAAGCGGCTGCTGGTTCGCGTCCAGCTTGTCACCGCCGATCCATGACGTCGGCGGGTAAGGGACTGAACCATCGGCGGGCACCCCGGAGAAGATCGCGGCCCCGCCGCGGTAGGCGGCGAATGACCGGAAGCCGGTCGAACGGGTGATGCGGAAGTACGGCCGGCTCGCGTCCTGCGGCTGGCGGTGGCTCCAGGTGACGCGGACGTCCCACGCCCGCGGCGACTGCGGGATCGGACGGATGTCGACCGAGCGGCAGATGAACCGGGAGCGGATGTCGGTGCTTGGCGTTGCTCCGGGCGGGAGGTAGCGGCTTCCCTGCTTGGGAACCAGGTTGTCTCCGTAGACGTCCCAGACGGTCTTGAGCTGCGCGTCGTCGTAGACGAACGTGAACTGCTGCGTCCAGGTGGTCTCCTCGCCGGGCGCCGCCAGGGAGAAGGAGTCCGTGTCCGGGCGATGGATCAGGCGGCTCGCCATGTCACTCGCCCCCCAGACGGTCGTAGATCCCTTCGAGCCACCGAGCCGCGTCGTGTCCGAACACCTGAGCGGTGAGGCCGACGGTCGTGTCTGCCAAGGTCGTACTCGGATCGGCCATGGCGTCCTGCACGTAGCCGTAGGTTTCGTTGAACGTCTCGGCCAAGAAGACGAGCGTCTTGGCCGTCAGGTCGGCGATGGCCAGACCGAACTCGGCCAGGTTGACCATGGCCTGCCCGATGGCTTCCTTGTTGTCGACCAGGTAGTCCACGACCTCGCGAAGGCCTTGCGCCTTCATCTCGTCGATGAGGCCGATGGTCTCGCCGAACGCCTCGGCGAGCTTCATGTTCGTGTCCTGCTCCGCGATGGCGAGCGAATTGGCGCCGGTCATGGCCGCGGGGCTGAACGATCGGCTCGCGTCTTCGATCCTTGACAGCAGCTCGCCGACGCCGCCGAACATCGACCGCCCGAGATCCATGGCCACGCCTGCGATGGCCAGGCTGCGGATGGACGAGACCGCCTGCTGCATCCGGTTGAGGTGTCCGATTGCCTGGTTGACTCCGGCCTGGACGCCCGAGGCGTCCGCGGTCAGGGTGACGACGGCCTTCATGTTCGTGCTAGCCACGGCTCACCGCCTGCATGAATGCATTGATCCCCGCCCGACGCCAAGGGCAAACCACGTGGGCCGGCTGCCGGGTCGCGGCGCAAGCCATCACGGTCAGGAGGTGTTCGATGCGTTCCAAGGTCGTCAGTTCCTTCGCCAGCTCGGGGTCTGCGTCCAGCGTTGGGTTCAGGCGCCACATCCGTCGGACGGCGCCTGGGAAGGGTGGGATCGCGGTTTCGCCACCTCCTGCGCCAGGGCGTTCGCAATGTCGGCCTCGAGGTCCAGGCATTGGTCCCGCGTGAGCGGCTGCCCGTCGATGCGGACGCAGCCGTGCCACCAGGCGGGATCCTTGTCCGAGGCCCCGGCGATGTCGCGCAAGGTGGGACGCCGCACCTCGACGGCTCCGACGCCGTCAAGGTGCAGCGCCCGCCAGGATGGACCCGTTGTTCCGCTCATGGGGTGCCGACGGTGACGGTCTCGGAGAAGGTCACGGAGTAGATCGCCGCGTCCTCGTTGGAGTGCGTCTGGTTCGCGCCCGTGATGATGATGCTCATCGTGGTCGCGGTGCCTGCGCTGTCCGTGAAGGTCAGCGACATCGGCGTCGCGAGGGTCGCGCCGCTGATGGTTTCGATGGCGGTCGTGATGCCGCCCGTGACCGACGAGATGTAGGCCTCGAACGACCCGGTCCGCTTGACGCGCCCGGGGCCGGCGAACATCTTCGTGTCCGACAGCGAGGTCATGTCGAACTCGGACGCCTGCCGTTCGATGTTGACGTTGCGGACGGGGATCGTCGTGGCGCTGCCGCCAGACGGCGTGATGGTGAGGGTTCCTCCCCATCCGGTGATTGCGCGGGTTGGCATTACTCGGGCTCCTTGATCTGTAGTTCTGCGGTGACGGTGACGAATCGTTCGGCGTCGCCCTGGCCGTCGTCGGGCATCGCCATGCCCTGCTCGCAGCCGATGGCGCGGCAGACGGCCTCGTAGCTGCCCTGGGTCCACTCCCCTTCGAGCCGGCCGACGACGGACATGGCCCGAGCCTCGGCGACGAGGAGGGTGTCGGCAAAGCATTGGGCGCGGACGGTGGCGACCCGGTACTGGGTGCGGCTGCCGTCCATGGCGAGGGTCCAATCCCAGGACACCGAGTAGTTCACGGCCGGGGTCGGGTCGCCCAGCCGGCGCAGCTCGGGGCTGACCGTCGTGCTGGCGATGGTCTTCAGGCGGTCGTAGATGGCCGTGATGAGGCTCATGCAGACCTCCGCAGGAATCGGCCCTGCGCGTCACGGCCCGGCCGGGCACCGCCCGACGCTGCGCCCACGGGCGCCGCGGATGCGGCCGCCGCCCCGACGGGCTTGGTCCGCTTGCGGACGCCTGCGGGGCGCTTGCGAGCTGCCTTCAGGACCTCGGCGATCAGGTCCTCGCGAACCTTCTGCGCGAGCATCGGCGCCCACTTCTGCGCGATGGGCCGCGAGATCCAGCGCCCGGCGACGGCGCTGCCGCCGCGGCGGCGGGCGTCGGCCCGGCGTTCGTCCCTGCCCTTTTCGGCGGCCACCAGCTTCGCGTCCTTGTCGCCGTGCTTCTCGCGCCATGCGCGGAAGGCGATGCCGACGGACGACTTCCCCATGCCCTGGACGCGATTGGCCGTGGCGACCTCGGAGACGAATGCCTTCCGCTCGGACTTGATCCGGTTGGCCTCGGTACCCATCGTGCGGTAGGTCTTGCTCTTGCCGTAGTGGCGGAAGCCCCGTTCGATGATGTGCCAGAGCTTGGCCCCGCCGCCGTGCTTGTAGTTCGTGCCGATCTCAAGCGTTGCCATGCCGGCGGCCTTGCCGCGCCGCTTGAACCGGAGCCGGGATTCCTGCGCCCAGGCGATGTCGCCCGTGATTTCGCCCTGGCGGCGGCGGGCGCCCTTCCACGCCTGCGTCAGCTGGTTCACCACGGGCTTCGCGTTACGCCGCATGACGCGGCGGTAGACCCGCTCCCGAGCCACCTGGCTCATGGCCAGGAGCCGCGCCTTTACCTCGGCGTTCTCGAAGACGGCCCGGATCACGTGGCCACCTCCGACGCGACCACGCGCAGCCGGCGGCGGCGGGCGCCGTCCGGGTCGATGACTGACGAGACGTAATAGACGCGGTTCGTGGCGATGTCGACCAGGCGGCCCTTCGCTTCGATTGACGGATGCCAGGAGGTCTCCAGGACGACGTCCGTGCGGACGGCCACGCCGCCGTCGTCAATGACCTCGCGCTGGCTCGGCGTCACGACCGCGGCCACGGTGGCGACGTCCGACCACGTGATGGCCTGCTGGCCGGCCGCGTCGACGGTCGGCGTCGGCGTCTGGTACTTCATCCGCTCGCGTCGGTAGCCGGCGCCGGCCATCGTTCAGCCCACCGAATTGGGGTTGTGCATCCTGCGGATGCTGTCCACGAACCAGGTCGACGGCCCGACGGAGTCGTCGCCGCGGAAGCCGTACAGGTTGCCGACCCGCTCGAGCACGGCCGTGAACTCGGCCGGGGTGATCTCGGCCTCGCTTCGCCCGGTGCTCTCGGTCCATTCAGTCCATGCCGCGTCCAAACAGATGGTGAGCTGGCTGTCGTCCTGCGTATGCGGGATCTTCAGCCAATCTCGGCATTGCGCGACCGTCGGCTTCGGCATCCTGGCACCTCAAATACTCCCGGGGCGGGGCGCGTGGACCCCGCCCCAGGAGCTTCCGGGGGAGACTGAATTACGCGGGCTTGATGCGGACGCGGACCACGGCCGACAGGTCGACCGCACGGGCGTCCGACCGCATCCGCGAGCTGTAGCGGATGAGGCCCGACGACCGCTGGCTCATGTCGTCCACGGTGAAGGACACCGTCGAACGGTCCACGATCCGGTAGCCGCGCTTGAAATCCCCGAACAGCACCGAGATGGTGCTGGCCGTGGCGGCGGTGGGCGCGAACTCCGAGATGTAGACCGGCTTGCCGAGGAACAGGGCCACCGCGCCGTCGCGGAGGATGTTGCCGTTCTCGCCGTTCAGGAGGTACTTGCCGCTGGTCGCGGACTTCACGACGTTCGCCCAGGTCGCCTGGTTCATGAGCCACACGGCCGAGCTCATGTACGCGGGGTTCAGCTTGTACGCGGCCGTGACCAGGTCGTCGACGGTCGGCAGGCCGACCGCGGCGGTGTCCTGGGTGGTGGCCCACGACGCGCTGAACACGCCCTGCGGCTGGCCGCTGTTCGTGCCCGTGGCGTAGTAGCCCTCCCACAGGCGCGAGTGTGCGCGGCCGTGCTCCTGCACGACGTTGCCGGCGAGGTCCCACACGGTGTCTTGGAGAGCCTCCTCGGTGATGTCGGTGTAGACGCCCGACTTGTAGGAGGTGAAGGACACCTTGGTGGTGTCCATGTCCTGCTTCGAGTAGGTCGCGCCTTCGCTGATCAGCGACGCCGTGAGCCGGCCGGAGATGATCGCGACGTCCGTGTCGGCGCCGCGGGTCTCCACGGTCGCCAGCGTCCGCATGACCGACTCCTGGTCCAGCGCCTTGACGAACTCGTTCGACAGGACGGGCATGGTCGCGTCCGTGCCCATGGCGGTGTTGGCGGCGCCGGCCGTGGTCATGGCGAGCGACGTGGCGCGTTCGGCGCGGAAGCCGCCGCGGAACCACTCGCGGAGCTCGTCCTTGGGCTTGGAGGCGATGCGGTTCGTGTGGACGAACGGCGCGGCGACGGCGGCCGGGGGGGCCTTGAGCTTCTGGTCGAAGGCCGACCGCTCGGCGGCGATCATCTCCTCCAGGTCGCCGACTTCCTCCAGGATCTGGAGCTGGCGTTCGTCGGTGGCGTTCGGGTACTCGGCCTTCAGCTGCTCGACCTTCGAGCGGTTCTCGCGAAGCGACATGGTGCTTTCCTTCTGCTTTCTTGCGTTTGCGTAGGTGGTGGGGTAAGCCGCTCGGCCCGTCTCCACCAGGGAGACCTCGTGGAGCCGTGCGCCGGTGATGGTTCGTGAGGTCGTGCCGTCCCACGTGTCGCTGTCGGCGATGAAGCCGATGGACATCTGCGACACGACGCCGCGACGGACGAGGTCGCGGATCTCCTCGGCCCGCTGCGTGGTGCCGATGTCGGCCTCGAAGGCGAGGCCTTCGTCGGTCTCGGTGATCTTCAGGGTGCCCGAGCGTTCGTTCGCCAGGGGCGTCTTGGAGTCGTGCATCCACCAGAGGCTGACGCCCTCGGGGTCAGGCTTCAGGGCGCCGCGCTTGATCCGCTCGCGGAACGTGCGGCCTCGCTCGGTGATGAGGTGCGACCACGAATCCCAGACCGCGGCGAGGCCGCGGATCTTGCCGTCTTCGCTGGGCACCAGGTTGGCGCGGATCTCACGCATCGGGCTCCTCCTGCGGCTGGGCGTCTGCCTGCGCGGTCACGCCCGAGATGACGGGGCGCGGCTCGTCCAAACCGGGCCACGGCTCGAAGCCGAGCCGGCGGCGAACGTCGTTCGGGGCAAGGACGCCGACCTGGGTGAGCTGCGCGTAGGCGCGGCCGGCGGTGCGGAAGTCGCCCTGGGTGACCGGCGTCCAATCGAACGAGGCGCGGACACCGGGTCGGCAGAGCTTGGAGGTGATCTCGGCCTCGAAGTTCCGGCCCCACACTTCGAGGCACCCGCTGACGTAGGCCTGGGCGACCTCTGGCTGGGTCCGGGCGTCGCTCATGTCGAGGTAAGCGGCCGGGACGCCGAAGGCGTTGGCCACCAGCTTCGAGGCTGACCCGCGCATGGCGGCGACGTCGGACGCCCACGTGGGCGACATCTGTTCGATCTTGATCCCCTCGCCCACGAAGACGGGCAGCGAGGCCGCGCCCGGGGTCAGGTGCTGGAGCGTGAAGGCCGTCCGCATCTGGTCGCGGACGTCCGGGCGCATCTGGCCCGGGTGGCTGAAGACGTTCTTCTGCTGGCAGCCGGCCTTGGCCCACGCCTTGATGGACGATTCGATGTCGGCCGCGGACTCGGCGGCGGTCTTGATCGCGCCGAGCGGCGAGGCGCCCCAGTACGGGTTCCCGATGGAGGTCGTGCCCTTGAAGTGCAGGACCGCCGAGTAGTCGACCTCCTGCTCCTGGTAGTACCAGCGCAGGGTGCCGTCGGTGTCCTCGCGCATGGACATCGACTGGCTTGAGATTGGGCGGAAGGCCACCGGCTGGCCGAGCGAGTCGGTCACGATCTGGGCGAACGAATTGCCCGTCAGCAGCGCCTCGGCGGCCATCCAGCGGCGGAAGTCGGAGCCCGTCAGGTACTGGCCCTGCGCCTGGCCGGACAGCAGCTCCTCCACCGCGGGGTCGGACACGGCGTTCCCGGCCGAGTCGCGCAGCAGGATCGGGCAGCGGGCGACGTCGCCGGCGATCAGGGAGACGCACCGCTGGACGGCGGGCAGCTCCGAGACCGACGAGGAGACCCACATGGCAGGGGCGTCAAAGCCGACGGCGATGCGTCGCTTGAGGCCAAAGAGGCTGCCGAAGATTCCCATCCCGGAATTTGCGAGGATCGCGGCACGGACTTCAAGCGATTCCGTGGAACCTCCGCAGAGATTCCGTATATCTTTATGGCGCCGTCACACAACGAAGCACCGATCGCGTCATCGGCAAGTGGGCACTACCTGGTGCCGAGGCCCAAGCGGGCGACACCCTCCACCACGCTGGAGGGTGTTTTCTAGAACGAGATCCGCGAGGCGTCGGCGTACATCGACTCGGTCAGCATCTCGCGGTCGTTCATCACCTTGATGCCCATCAGCGCCGCGATCAGCGGGTCGTTGTTCGCACGGTCGTGCGACTTCACCGGGTACGGCGGCGTCCTCGCACCCTGGTACAGCCGGGTGCATTCGATGGCCGAGCGAAGCACCGGGTCGGTGTCGAAGCGAACCTTCCGGCCCCGGACGTAGTCCTGCCAGATCGCCCACGCCGAGCCCATGTAGATGCCGTTCTGCGGTGCCCTGCTCCACTGCCAGCCGTGCTTCTTCTCCATCGAATCGCACCACGCGCCAGCCTTTCCGACCGGGTCGGCGACGAGCCACTTCAGGTCGACCACACGCGCAATGACCTCGATCTGGCGTTCGAGGATTCCGTAGTCGATCACCCTGCCGCAATTCACCAGCCGCCCCTCCTGCATCCATTGGCGGATCGGCTGGCGAGTCCGCACCTCGTCGGCGGCCGGATCCTGCCCGGCCCAGTAGTGCCAGTTCCGGGACAGCAACCGGACCCCGTCCCACACCGCGAGGTTCATGCTGGTCAGGTCGTACTGGACCCCTGCCCAGCCGCCGACGCTGAAGTCGACGGACACCACGGCAGGCAGGCCCTGTGCGTCCTCTAGCTGCCACGGGTCGACGCAGGCGTCGTAGAACGCGACCGGGATCGCCGCCGCAAGGTCGGGCGTGAACGTGGCGAGCAGCTGCGTGAAGAACTCCTCGCGGACCTTCGGGTCCGGGGAGACCGCCTGGTGCTTCTTGCGCTGGTACTCGGAGACCGGAGTCCGGTGCCCAAGCTCCGGGTTCGCCTTGCGCCAGGTCGACTCCTCGGTCGGATCGTCGTTCAGGTCGGCCTGGTACATGACCGCCAGCACCCCGTCCGGGAGGTCGGTCCCCTCGTCCAGGGCGCGTTCCGCCTCCTGCAATGCGGTGCCGTACGGGTTGAGGTACTGGTCGACGTCTGGCGTGGTGACGATCAGCGCCTGGCTGAAAGGCACCTTCACCATGCTCGAAAGCGCCCGGTTGTACGTGACGTCCATGCGGGCGGCCTCGTCCAGGATGATCAGCGTGGGCGTGATGCCGTCCGCGTTCTGCGGCGTGGACGCGCAGCACTTAACGTAGCCCGACTCCGACCGGACCAACGCACTCCGGTTGCCCGTCGCGCCGCTTGCCCGCCAGGTCTTCGAGGCCACGTACGAGGTCGCGCCCAGCCGGTCGGCGACCTCCTTCGCCTTCTCCAGCATGGTCGCCAGGACGATCACCTCGCACCCGACGCGGCCCTCGCGCCCGGCGCGGTCCAGCGTCCAGCCGCACAGCGCCGCCGCGAGCTGCGTCTTGCCGCACCCGCGCGGCACCTGAAGCATCAGTTCCCGCGTCTTCGGCAGGCCTTCGGCCGTCCGCCGGGCGACGAACATGGCGACTACCCAGACCATCCACGGCGACCAGGCCGTCGGGCCGGCCTTGGTCGGCAGCTTCGACTCGCCCCAGGCCAGCGCCTCGGCCAGCCTGTCCTCGTCCCAGACCACGCCCGACCCCGGCTCCCGCTCGGCGAGGTAGCGCCGGGCCATCGCCTGCACACGGACGCCGACGGTGCCCGTCAGGCATTCGCGGGCGTAGGCGTCAGCAACCCCCAGCCGGGTCTCTGCTGCCCTGCTGCGCCGGGATTTTCCGCGAAACCGGGGTACACGCAGGCCTATGACGTCGGTAGTCCCAGAGGCCTTCGCCCGGGGGGCCTTAGGCCGGGGGGATTTTTTCGAGCTGCTCATGGCAGGCCCTGCATACGCAGACGAGATTGGCGGCATCCAGCCTCCTCATCGGGTCATCGTTCCACTTGACGCGGTGATGCACCTCGGCCGAGGGCTTCACGTTGCACACTTGGCAGAACGGATGATTCGCTCGCAGCACACGGCTCAACGCCTGCATGGCCTTGGCCCCTTTGCCTTGGTGTCCAGAGCGTGGAGCACGTGAGGGCTTGGATGCCCATCTGTTCGTTGGCTCACGCCGCATCGCGCTTCCAATGCAGGAGCATCATGCGGTCCAGCGCCTGGTCATCCTGCGCCCGCCACATCACCAGCCACGGACATTCGTTCTGGCGCATCACCACCACGGGAATGGCCCCTTCCTCGGCATCGGCCTCGGCCTGCCGCATGAAGTCGCTGACACCGTTCACAACGTTGACCAGGCTTGGAATGCGGCCCGATCCGAGCACCTTCGGCCAGCGGTCAAGCCGACAGAACAGCAGCTGGTCCCTGGTCAGGTTCAGGTCGCTTTCGGTGGCCGCGACGGTGAACCGCTTCAGGCCCTTGGAATGGAACTTGACCTCGAAATGGGCCTTCAGGGCGACGGCCTGCGGTGCCCAGATGTCGGCGGTGGCGTTGCCCCACCGCTGGGCGGTCCGTTCCCACTTGAGGTCGGTGATGCCTTCCATGGCGCGGCAGGCTTCGAGCTCGCCGCGGCATCCCTTCGCTCGGCTGTTCGTCTTCATCGCTTGATCTCCCGCACCCTGTGCCTGCCGACCTTGACCACCACGACCTCCTCGGGCCGGTCGTGCTTGGCGTCGGGGTTCTTGCCACCACGGGCTTCGTTCAGCTCTTTGGTAAGCAGTTCCATGCACCGCTCTTGCACGAAGATGGTTCGCCAAAGCGCGTCCAGGATCTGATTCGCACGATCGGGCAGCGCCGCACGGTTCGCGTCGTGCCAGGCACGGTCGCGATCGTCCTGGCGCTTGATGGCGGTCTTTCGCTCCGCTAGCCAGCTCATGCCGCCACCCCCTTCAGCCGGTGCAGGAGCACGGCACGAACGTCGCGAGCACCGGCGAGCTGCTGCACCTGTTCGTTCAGGAGGTCGTACGCCGACCTCCCGGTGCGAGCCCAGCCCAGGCAGAGGTCGCGCCAGGAGCGACGCGCCTCGTCCTCGGTGAGGCCATGCTGGACCATCACCTTCGCGCAGACCCGGCGCTGGGCCTCCACGTCGGCCCGAGGGTCGCGGATCCGGATCCGTCCCTGTACGTCCTCAGGAACCTCCCACCCCACCGCTG